TTGGTTAAATGGGCTGATGGTATCCGTCGAACATTTGAAGACGGTGGTATTGATGAAACCATTACAACTCGTCGATTGACTCACATCATTCGTGCATTCAGTATCTTTAAGAAACGTGAAAAAGCTATCGAGTTATGTTGTAATCGTTTTGATCGAGCAACTAAAGACGCATTCTTAGATTTGTATAGTAAACTAGCAGATCCGGAACCAGAAGTAGCTCCACTAGATCTTGAGCAAATTGCAGATCCAGCGGATCCAATTATGGATAAAGTTAATACTGTGATTGGCGTAACTCCATCTTATCCAACTATAACAGATGCATATAATGCTGCTACTGCAAATCAAACAGTAACACCTACTTCATCCGATGAGTTTTAATATGATAATGTTTACTGAACTTAATGAAACACAAAAGCGATATGTATTGGAAGTTATTAATCGCTTTGATCATGACTCTGATTTGATATCTCTTGATGAGATGAAACAATATCATGATAAAATGGTCAAGGCAAGAAACAAAGGATGCCCAAAGTTTGGTTACCCAAATTGGTTAATTAAACCAAACAACAAAGCATCTAAAAGTATCTACAATTTTCCGATCCCCACTGAGTCGGAAAAAGAAGACTTTTTCAGTGGAAAAACCGAGCGAGTCGTAAACCTTCAAAAGTTTTCGCCTCTATTTAAAAATGTGATCAAGGAATACGGCTTAAAACCGTAATATATTATGAACAAAATTATTAAAAAATTATTTTACTTTAATTCCAAAACGAATTATAATACAACTATGACAGATTTGACAAGCGGCGGTCTTATCACGTCATCCCGTAAAAGCCGCAAAACAGGAGCAATTTCTATGAGTATGACAGCAAAATTAGCAAGACATCTTTTAAAAGGTAATCAAGTTACTACAGCTGAAATCGAAGGCAAGTTTGGTTTCTCTGATGGTCATTCAGCAGTACGTGACCTACGTAAACAAGGTTATGCAGTTTATGGTAACAAGAAAACCCTTTGGGATGGTTCTGTAACTACTAAGTACCGTATCGGTACTCCTAGTCGTGCTATGGTAGCGGCAGCATATGCTACATCAGGCGCAGATTTATTCTAAGATCGTTCTTAAGTAAGTCAGTATGGGGAGGCGCAATGCCTCCTCTCTTTAAGGCTTTGAATAAGAGTTTTAAACAGAGGAGATATTATGGCATTAAGTAAAAGGTTGATTAATAAACTAGCTGCTGGTAGCAGTGAAAAATTATTTGATGGAGCAGGTACTGGAGATATCTTAAAAGATTCTCAGTCAAAAGATCATAAAGGTGGTAGAAAATTTGATGGGGGTAAACTACAATATGGTTTAATACCTCCTTTGGCTTTAAGAGAGACTGTAAAAGTTTTAACTTATGGTGCTGAAAAATACGAACCAGATAACTGGCGTAGAGTACCAGACGGACCTCGTAGATATTTTGATGCAGCGCAAAGACATCTATGGGCTTATAAAAAAGGCGAACTAAATGATGAAGAAACTGGTATTAATCATTTAGCTCATGCTATTTGTTGTTTAATGTTTATGTTAGATCTTGATGAAAGTGAGTATGAAGAATGAAATTGAGTAAAGAAACCCTAGCGGTAATTAAAAATTATGCAACAATCAACAATAACCTATTATTCAAACAAGGTAATAAGTTATCAACCATAGCAGTAGGTAGTACTATTCTATCTACAGCCACGGTATCTGAAACATTTGATAAAGAATTTGCCATCTATGATGTAAATGAATTCCTAGCTGCATTATCTTTATTTGAAGATCCAGATATTATCTTTGATGAAAAATATCTAACTATCAATCAAGGTAGTGGTTCTATTAAATATTTTGCCGCAGCGATGGAAGCAATTGTAGCTCCTAAGAATGAAGTTAAGTTTCCAGAAGCTGAGGTAAATTTTACTTTAGACGGATCAGTATATAATATGATTCTTAAGACAGCATCATTATTAAAATCGCCTGACGTGTCTATTGTTGGTAATGGATCTACAGTATCACTTGTAGTTGCTCCTAAAAAGAATCAGACTGGTAATGCTTATACAACTACTCTTGGCACGACAACTCTTAATTTTAAAGTCAACCTATTAGTTGATAACTTAAAATTATTATCTGGTGATTATGATGTATCGATCTCTTCTAAGAAGATCTCTAGATTTAAATCTAAGACATCTGACTTAGTATATTATGTTGCAGTAGAAGCAGATTCTACATTTGAAGTTTAATTATATTATGGAGTTGTTATGCAAGAATATTTATGGGTGGAGAAGTATCGTCCACAAAAGATAGATGACTGTGTTTTACCCCAATCTCTAAAAAATACCTTTAAGGAGTTTATTGCATCTGGTGAACTGCCTAATTTTTTGTTTTGTGGTGGAGCCGGTGTAGGTAAAACTACAGTTGCAAAAGCCTTATGTAACGAGATCGGTGCTGAATATCTATTCATTAACGGATCTGAAGAATCAGGTATTGATGTATTAAGAACAAAGATCAAAAGTTTTGCCTCATCAGTATCTCTTACTGATGCTAAAAAGGTAATCATTCTAGACGAAGCAGATTACCTAAATCCAAATTCAACTCAACCAGCATTACGAGCTTTCATTGAAGAGTTTAGTAATAATTGTCGATTCATCTTTACATGTAATTATAAGAATCGTATTATTGATCCTCTTCATTCAAGATGTTCTGTCATCGACTTTAAGATTGAAAACAATGAGAAGCAAGCCATTGCGGCAAGTTTCTTCAAACGTGCATCTAATATCCTTTCTCAAGAGAATATTGAATTCGATCAAAAAGTCGTTGCTGAACTTATCACAAAGTATTTCCCTGACTATCGCCGTATCCTAAATGAGTTACAAAGATATTCTGTATCTGGTAGAATTGATTCTACTATTCTATTAAACGTAACTGAAGAATCATTCAAAGAACTTATTAAGAATATGAAAGATAAGAACTTTACTGAGGTTCGTAAATGGGTAGCAAAGAATAGTGATTCAGATTCGATAAATATATTTAGACAGCTTTATGATTCTGCATTTACAGTTATGGAAACTGCAAGTATTCCTCAACTAGTTCTTATATTGGCAGATTATCAGTATAAAGCAGCTTTTGTTGCCGATCATGAACTTAATCTGATGGCAGCTTTGACGGAGGTAATGGCTCAATGCAAGATGAAATAAAACAAGAATATGATCCTGAAGATTTAGAAAAAGCTGAGTATTTAATAGATCGCGGATTTATTAAATCAAATTATTCAGATAAGTATAAGGATATACGTGAGGCTGCAGTAAATATACATGCTGTAAAAATGAGAGGATACAATCAGTTTATTAAAGATGGAGGCACCCCGCCGTTTGAAGGTAAACAATGATATTCCTATCAGTTGTTATAGGATTTATAATTGGATGGCTTGCTCTTAAATTACTAATAAACCGTAGACTCAAGATAATGCTTGAGAGTATTGCTTATTCTCCTCTTCCAGAAAAGAAAGAACCTAAAAAGGTTGATATAGATCTAGTAAAGATTAAAGATGTCATCTATGCATATAGCAGAGACGAACCTCAGTTTCTAGCTCAAGGTACTACAAAAGAAGAAATAGCTGCAAACTTAAAGATAAGATTTCCTGATACATCATTTATGGCTAGTCCAAAAAATTTGAGAGAAGTAGGTTTAGATGAGTCCATTTGATTTTCTTAATGCTATAAACGATAATAAAAAGAACCTATTTGAAGATCCTCAGGTTGAGAAGGAATACAGTTCCTTCATGATTAACCGAGGTCTATCCTATTTTCCAGATACTATTCTATATGCAAATGAAATGAATAAGGCGGCTGAGATACCTAAAAAATGGCAGTTTGACTTCCTTATGCATTCTATATCTAAGAAGAGAAGATTTAGTAAGTGGCATAAAAAAGATGCTAGTACTGAAGCACTTAAGATTGTTATGAAACACTATAAGTATTCTGAAAAGAAGGCTTATGAGGTAATTGATTTGATGTCTCCGACGCAGCTTCAGGAACTCCAGGAAGCATATGAAACCGGTGGTAGAAGTTAGTAATTATATAAATAAAATATAGATTAATAAAAAGAATGAAAGTGAACATATAATGACTATTGCTATGGTTTATTATGATTGGACGCCGGATGCGATGTTGGAAGTTGATTTGATTGAACCAGATAATTTCTTAAAAGTCAGAGAAACCCTCACCCGTATAGGCATAGCTTCAAGAAAAGATAAGAAGCTATTTCAGTCTTGCCATATCCTGCATAAACAAGGAAAGTACTTTATCGTACATTTCAAAGAACTATTTGCTTTAGACGGCAAAGAGTCAGATATCTCTATCTCTGATATCGAGAGACGAAATGTTATTGCAGAATTGCTACAAGATTGGGGTCTTCTGAAGATCTTACAGCCAGCTAAGGCTGAGCCTAAAGCTTCCTTATCACAAATTAAAGTGGTCTCATTCAAAGAAAAAGGCGAATGGGAACTAGTACCTAAATACAATATTGGTGGTATCAAACGTAGAGTGGAGTAATTATGAAGATTAAATTTGAATTGAGCATATCAGAAATTAATACTATTCTTAAATATCTAGGCAAAGGTTCATTTGATGAGGTTGCCGCACTAATAGCAAAGATTAAATCTGAAGGTGATAAACAGATAGCAGAGAAAGAAGAAGTTCTTACTCAAGCTGGATTATTTGACAATCAATAATCAGCGGATTATGTAGTTTTAATACTTTTAATTAACACTCTAGTGTAATTATTATATAAGTATTAATGTACATTAAATACCTTTTAGGATATAATGTACTTATATAGTTGGTAAACAATTATATGATGTATAGGCCTCAAGACAGACCTTTATCAGATTATCGGTATCTCTGTTGACATGAGTTTATAATTGCAATATTTTATAAACAAAGGAGAACTACTATGTGGACAAAACCAGCAGCTACTGAAATGCGCTTCGGTTTCGAAGTTACAATGTATGTAATGAATAAGTAATTATTCAAGTACATTTAAAGGGACCTCAGGGTCCCTTTTTTATTTACAAAAGTAATTTACTTTAATTCAAAAGCAGTATATAATGAACTATGATTAAAAAGGAGAACTTATGAAAAAGTTACTAGCAGTTTTAATGTTATTGCCTTCATTAGCTTTTGCTAACGATAATTATATGGGCAATATTATAGGTAGCGTAGCAGGCGGTTTACTTGGTAATCAAATCGGATCAAAAGGCAGTACTACTAAATATATTAGTACAGGAATTGGAGCCAGTGTTGGAGCTATTGTAGGTGGACGTGTTCAAGATAACATGAACTCTAATAGATATGGTTATAACGGCTACAGCAGTTATGAAAATTATGATTATGAAAATAGTAGAAGTTATTATAATCATCCACGCACTATCTATCAACAACCACAAGTTATATATCAATCACAAACTGTCTATCAAAACTGTACAGCATGGGTTGAAACTATGGATCACTATGGCAATATAACTAGAACGAGAACTTGCTACTAATGGCTGATTTTAAGAAAAGATTTAAACCAAAACCCGAAGAAAAACCTGGCTTGGCTGTAGACGTACAAGAAGGCCAGTTTGAAAAGGCATTTAGAAAATTCAAAAAGAAAGTTCAAGACTCAGGACTTCTTGAGGAAATACGAGACCGAATGGAATATGAAAAACCATGCGTAGCCCGTAAGAAAGCAAAGAGTCAAGCAAAGAAACGTTGGTTGAAAAAAGTAGCATCTACTCAGATGCCTAAAAAATTATATTAAGGAGATGTTATGATTGGTACAACAGCAGCAATTCAAGAAGCATTAGAAGCATACTTAGCTGAAGACGCAAAATTTGTAGCTGGCAATTCGTCAGCAGGAACACGTGCGCGTAAAGCCTTAGGTGAATTAGCTAAATTAATTAAAGCCCGCCGCAATGAAATCTCTGCAGAAAAAGTAGCTCGTAAAGAAGCAAAAGGAGCTAAATAATGGGTAACCGCGATAAGAAAAAAGAATCTAAAGGTCGTCCTAAAAAAGATAAATTGCCAAAATAATGGCTGCAAAGAACGATATTACTGGTGATAGTATTCTATCTAAAGTATCCTCAAAGGCTTTTGATGAGGGTTATGACAGAATATGGGGTAATAAAAAGAAAAATGCTGATGCTCCATCAGATGGAGAACAGCGCCTAAATCATGAAGGTAAACTTGAAATATATTATGGAGGAAGTTGGAATGTCAAAGAAACGTGATGAAATGCCTAGATTAGATGTAGAATTAGCAATTAATGCCAGTCCATTTAATGGTGATAGATACTTATTCATTTTAGAGTCTTCCAGACAAGCTAGAGAAATTGCAAAAAGACGCAATCATCTAGACAGACAAAATGAGAAGCTTAATTTTTATGGTTATAAACCTATCAATCAAGCAATTAAGAATATTATTGACGAGGCATCTGATGGCAGAAACTAAAAATCTTAATAAAATAATTTTTTATAGCACCTTAGGTAACATAGTTGAATACTATGATATAATGATCTATGTATTTGCTTCAACTATTGTATTTAATAAATTATTCTTTCCACAACTTGATCCAACTACAGCATTGTTTGCTTCTATAGCAACTATTGGTTTAGGAATTATTGGTAAACCTATAGGAGCTGTTTTATTTGGTCATTTTGGTGATAGATATGGAAGAAAATATACTTTTATTGCTAGTATGATAATATCTGCAATAGCTACAGTAGCTATTGGACTACTTCCTACATATCAATTAATAGGTATCACAGCCACAGCAGCATTAGTAGTATTGAAAATAATACAAGGAATGTCTATGGCAGGAGAATGGTCTGGAGCTAGCCTCATGGTTTATGAGAATACTAATAAAGAAAATAAAGCTTTTTATACTAGTTTTATTCAATTAGGACTTCCATTTGGAACTGCTCTAGCTTCAGGAATATTTACTCTTTTAGCATTTCTTCCAAAAGAAAGCTTTTTTGATTGGGGTTGGCGTGTACCATTTTTATTAAGTTTTGTATTAGGGATTATTAGTGGAATTGCTCGACTAGTTTTAGTTGAAACAACTGAATTTAAATTAATGCAAAAAAATAAACAAGTATCTAACTTTCCATTAAAGGAATTATTTAAGACTCCTAGTTTAATTTTAAAAGCAGCCGGAATT